GATAGTCAATAATCCTAAGAGTAGATAGGCAATAATCCTAAGAGTAGATAGGCAATAATCCTAAGAGTAGATAGGCAATAATCCTAAGAGGGGCTCACTACCAAGGGTCCCTCTTATGATGATACCTTGATACCGAAATGATTATCCCAGATCTATATCTTTAAAATTCATTCTCAATATGGAAGAAACATTTGATACCTTAGAGGGGTTAATGGAAGACTTGAAGAATTCTATACACAACGGATTAAATGAAGGCAAGATACCCCTTATTAAAATAGGGGTATGGAGATATCAAATAGAGATTAAAAATGGTAAATACATTCTAACAACTTGGTGATATGGTAAGGTTTTTATTTCATATCCTTTTCTTCCTTATGGGATTCACACTCACATTGGGGAATAATGGGTGGGGTCCTTTGCTCGTTGCAGAAACATTCTAGTAAATTATTACAAATAATAGGTGAGTTATTCATATTCGGAATAATTTGCATTCTGGTAGTCACTCTTACAATAGTTATAATTAAACCCTATGCCTAACCATGGAACAGAAAGAGAAGAATAGGATTATCTTGGATTGGATAATCAAAGCCAAGGAGATTTATGTGAATACCATTATTAATTGTGGAATGTGCAAGGCATTCAAAATGGCTGTGATCAGGGAATCGGAATTAGAGAAGTCTTTGATTTGTATCTTACAGGATATGGGACATGAGTCAGAGATACTTGATGGTAAACTATTGTACAATCCTGAATGGCCTTTTATACTTATCCCTGAATTTAACTTTGAGTTTTTGGGTGGGGATAAAACTACTAAAGCTTATATGGAAGTTCAAAACCATAAGTTGACCCTTCGAGAAATATATTGGTGGAGCAAGTGGGATAGTGAAGTAAGGATTAAGGCATTTGATAATCTGATAAGGATATATAAGGCTAAATCATAGGCCTTATAATTGGAGCCTTAAAAATATCCTGGGAAAATTTTATGAAGAGCCTTTAGATGGGTTCTTCATTTTGTGTAGGGAGAGGGGGGGGGATGTGGTTATGTGGCATGTGCCTTTCAGGAAGAGCTTAAGGTGAGGTTTCTTTGGTAGCTGGCAGTAAAAAGGTTTTGGTACCTTAAAGAGTCTTATCACGAGGTCTTCAAAAACATCTGGCAGTAAAAGGGGGCCACGGTGTCCCTATCGCAAAATTAAATTTTATTAAAAATAGGGGACAAATTATGCCCCCTATTTCATTTTCTTACTTGCTTTCTTTTTCATTCATTGCAAGTAAGAAATTTTTGATTGTGTCCCTTTTTTCTGTATTTGCATTTGCATCAACGATGCAATTTGTATTTATATATACTTGCTTTGCATATTCTTGCCATGCTTTTTTTAGTGCTTTCCTTTTTTCGGCATTTTTGTTACTTGCAATAAATTCTGCTATGAACGCATCTAACTTTTTACGCAACTTCATTCGCAGATTCTTTTTTTCTTTGTCGGTTTTGCATTCTGCAAAGATTTCTTTTTTGTAGATGCTTTTTCTTTCGTTGGTCGAAAAAATTTCGTTGCCGATTGCTAAAATTTCATTTGCTTTCATAGTAGTAAAATTTTTAATTGGTTTAACTTTTATTAGTTCTTTTCTGTATTACAAATATACAAATAATATTTTCAACTACAAAATTTTAGACATAAATTTTGATTATATTTTCCTATAATAGAACCGATTAGAATAAATATTGCCTATTAAGGAATTAGGGTGTTAGGGTAGGTTGGTTTAATGGTAGGTTGAGTATAAGGTTATTGTTGGTAGGAGGGTTTGTTGGTATAGGGTCTGATTGAAATATGGCCTTAGCTGGTGCCAGTGGGTACCTTAACTCCCTTGCTAAGGCCTTTAATGTTCCTTTTCATTTTCGGCCTTAGTCCTCGGGAATCTAGAATATTTTCATTTCATAAACAAGTAAATCTATATTCCGTAAGTACTAAGTTTCTATGATATGCCCCTGCTTGCAAATGGGAACACTTATATTGCAATCATTTCCACTGAAATTGGAAAATGGTTGAAGGCCTTATTGAGTACCATTAGGTACCTTACTCTATAATATAAAAGGCCTATAAGCCAAGCCACTAAAAGCGATATAAGGCCTTAACCCTATACATATCTAAAAGGCCCCCTATAAGGTAGGCCTAAGTTTAGGTTTAACCTGGGTTTATTCCAGGTAGGATATATTTAGGAGAATAAGCCCGTCGGCGATATTTGATGAGGTTATTCGGATAGAGCCCAGGTCCGAATTAAGTTCGAAGTTGAGTTTTTCGATTAGGGGAGTTTCGAAGTCCCGGTCGGATTCCTGGTAGGAGGTATCCAGGATAAGGGAGGTGATTTCGGCACCGTGGGCAGAATCGAGAGTCCAATTGTGAGAGTGATAGAAGGAGAGTTCCTCGGGTTGAGGGAGAAGGTCGGTGAGGGTTTGAGCAATTTGGGAGATTGCAGGGAGTGCAGAGTTGAGCATGGAGAAGGTTGCAAGTTGGTTTTGCAGTTGGTTCTCAATTTGATTTTTAATTTGATTTGCTTTCATAATTGTAAAGATTAAAAATTAGTTATTTCTTTTCTGTATTACAAATATACAACAAATATTTAATTTGCACAAATTAAATATTAGGGCCTTCAAGTGGGCCTAAGGTTTATGGCCACTATAAGGCACCAGAGGGTACCCAGGTTGAATCCATAAAGGCCTTATAAGCTCATAAATGAAAAAGGCCTGAGTTGGCAGGCCTAACAGAAAAGAGTATGAAAGCAAATAGGTGAGCCAACCCCCACCTATGCCAATGTCTCCATATAGGTTATATACATTCCCAAATCACTATCCGCAAAGGTTAATGCAATCCCAGCCCGGTTCGAAGTTACCATGGTAATCCCATTACCAACTTTGTTTACCTTGTAATCACTTTGAACATATTCCTTGAATTGCTCAGTTAACCTACCGATTAAATCCTGGCTTGCCTCGCATAACTTATCATTCCAATCGTAATCCTCGTTATACAGAGTCGGATTATATTCCAGGAACATAGCCTGAAACCAACTATCATCACTGCGAGGGTTAAACTCCTGGGACATACCCGGAATAAAATACGAAGCCCCGTTACCTGCCTCGTAAGCCTTATCCTTAATTAACCCCTTAACCGAAGCAATTAAATCAAATCTTTTCATAACCTTAAAATTAGTTAATTATTATTATTATACTGTATTACAAATATAATATAATTATACTATATATGCAAATTAAATATGAGGGCCTTTGAAGGTTAGATTTTATCGACCTCCAAACCTTCCGGACCCATATTCAGGATATAACCTGCCTGAATCAAATTATTAACTACCGAGGGTACACATTTCTTAATATGCAACCTGAATTCCGATTGACCCATATATCCCACGAAGTTATCCTTAGGAGTATTGATGGCCAATTCAGTCGAATGGTGTTTGGAAATGATTTCCAGGGCAGTGGTAAAGTCTTTAGAATTAAGCATGGCTTTATGGATTTAAGGATTATTCGTATATAAAGTATTGACCAAAGGCCTTAACCTCGAAGGCCTTCTTTACATTGGGATGGTTATATACCTCTTGGGTATATATTGTAACCAAAGCTCCGATAATGAATCCCATCGTTAAGAGTAGGGATATTAGGATTACCTTTCTGATTCTTTTCATGGCCTTAAATGTTTTAGGGTATTATTTCTTTTTTCTTTATACAAATATAATCATAATATATTATATATGCAAATAATTCTTTAAGGCCTACCTTTAAGGTAGTTTAGGGCCTTAAAAGGTACCCTAAATGTGCCTTAACTTGAGAAATCAAATCTCCAATACTCTATTCCTGGCATATCGATTTTAGACACCTGTTCCAAAATCCCCTAAAAGACTCGCATATATATATATATATATAATATAGATTGTATTCTTTAGGGATTAGGATTAAGGCCCTTAAAGGCACCTAAGTGTACCAATGAAGTTATTCATCTATTCTCAGATATAGACCTGTAGAGAGGCTATAAGTCTCTTTATCGAAAAGGCCTTAGCTATGGGCCTTAACCTTACCTTAAAAGACTTATGATTATATATATATATATAATATAGACTTGATTAGGAGGGGATTTAGGGTACCTTAAAGGCTGCCTTTAGGGCTCTCTTTGGGTCTTAGGGCCCTAAGTCGACTTAGCTACTACGTATAGTAACCAAGATAGCTCTGAAGCTCTTAGGGTACACAGTTGAGAGGGCCCATCACCTACCTTAAATTTTTTTCCTCACCCCGATTTTATGGCCTTTGGACTTCTTCGATATCTGAACCTTATCATCGACTGCCTGTTAACTTTTGCCCTAACCTAACACATAAATAAAAGGCCTCTAAGATATAAGCCAATCCTAAAAGCCTTATATGATTGATGATTATAAGTATATGTATTTATATACGCCTTATATATAGGATGATGTTATGGATATTTGATTTCTTTTGTGTTTTGGGGTAGAGGGTATTAGAATCCTGGCTTTAGGTTGAGATGCCTTAATACTTCCCTTAGTTCGGAATCTGTATAAGCCTTTGCCTTTTGGATTGGGATGTTGTTATGGTTTGAGGCTATGATGATGGCCTTTTCTTTTGATACCTTAATTGATTTTCTTTGTTTCATAGGTTATTATTTGGTTGTGGGCATATCTTCTTTTTCTACCCAGATTTTATCTATGGTGGTTCTATGGAACCTGCCTTCGGTATTTAGGATTATGGCCATTTGATAACCTGAACCACAGTGCCAATGTTGGATATATCCCTTGTATACAACATCAGTGTAAAGCCCAGTATCTTCATCCCTTTCTTGACTGGTGTAATGTACTAAAATGTCTTTCATAGCTTTATTTGGATTTAGGGTAGAACTTATTCTTGAGAGCGGTGTAATTCCAGAGGATGGTTTCATATTCATCTTGAATACACCTTAGGATTCTGGCTCCTTGTTCTATATCGGTCATATTCATGATTCCTGACCTCTGGAGTTTGAGGTAATTGTCGAAGAGTTCTTTAGTGATAGTGTCCATGATTATTGTTTTATTTGGATGATTACCCAAGAAACTATCAGTATTACAGCTACCAGGATTATCCATTCCAGTAATGCTTGCAGTAATAACTTAAGTGTTTTCATATCCAGTTATCTTTAAGTTACTAGATTGGGTAGTAGCAGCGGATAGAGATGATACCTCCGTGATTGCGGATTACTGTTATATCCTCATATTGGAAATAATCCAAGGAAGAAACGTATAGGTCGAATACTGATTCCAGTTCTGTATTTGTATCACCAAATATTTCCGTACCCGGAGCAGGTGTGAAGGTGAAAGTATGATGACCACCATACTGATTGTTTCTGGTCTCTATCTTAGTGAGGAGCATACCATATCTCCGGAGAAATTCCCTGAATGTGCATTGGAAATACATTTCGGGGTCTGTCATGCCTTGTCTTTTGCACCATCCGTGAACTTTCTTCAGGAGGTATAAGTAATTGTCTGGTTGTTTTTTCATGGCCTTAATTTATTTAATTAATTATTATCTTATTTCCTATATACAAATATAGCAAATATTTTGTAATTATGCAAATAAATATTGAAGGCCTTTACCAGCGTTCGTCTTCGATAGTGATGCGAATGTGGACATTTTGTTGAGGATGCTCCTTTAACCATCTCTCAATCTCTCCAGCCCTTTCGAGACTGTCTATATAATCTGGAGCTATGGCCTTAACCGTTTCGTAGGGCAAGCTCCCATCGGGATTTATCCATGGCTTAGTGGGGGGTTCTTTTACCCGGTTTTTATCCCTAATCACTGCTATCATGACTAAGATAAGGGTAATAGCAACGACTACCAGTATGAATCTTGTCATAGCACTTTCTTCTTGATTTTTCATGAGATTTTATTTTTTGGTTGATCATCCTGTGCTGATATAAATTGGATTTTCGACTTGAATTCATCCAGATGATCCTCTTTGATAAGGGTGAGCATCTTCTTTCCTGTCTGGTGATTGACCATCATTGTGGGAAATACTTTAGACATCTTGGGGAGTCCATCTGGACCTGGTTCTAAGTCTTCTATCAGCATTATTTCTGCTTCCGAGTTTAATGCCAGTATATACGGAACCAATTCAAACATTTTCATAACTTTGATTTTATGATATCTCTGATACCTATTAACTTTAGCTTTTGTTCAGGAGTTAAATCAGAGTCTTTCATTGCTTTATTTACTTCGGCATACAGCTCCTGCATCTTTATCCTGTAGAGAGGTCCTTTGATATGCTTGCATACCCAGTTGTATTCTCTACATATTTTGTTGATTGAACTCATGCTCTGATGGTTATTATTAATCCCAGGTTGCAGCTCCCTACCAGTACTTCATCATCCCCAGTGGAGAGAATCTCCTTTATTTGAGTCATTGCTCCTCGGAAACTCATTTTGACTGCTCCCTCCATTTCATTGAACTTGACCAGGAGTGTATGCTTATATGACTGAGGAATCCGGTCCTGGTCATATTTAATCTCTACTTTATAATCGTAGAGTTCCAACCCCAGTCGGGAATCTAACTCTTCTACCATTCCAAGGTAGGTGTCTTGGATTGCTTCCTTGATGCAATCAACCTCTTCCTCATAAATCTTCCCTAACTTGTAGGACTCCTTGAGACCCGTAAGCATAACCTTTTTATAATCTTTCATAATATTAGGGTTTTATCCTTTTCTTATTACAAATATAATGAATTAAATTTATATTTGCAAATAAAAATCATAGGTCCGAGAATGGTATACCATAGTTTTCGAAGGCATCTTTAGCCTCCTGAGGTAAATATCCATGTTGTTTGGATGCAAGGTATACTATACCATTGCAACCGATTACTACCCCCGGTGATAGTATGTTCAAAAGGCCATATAGGCTGAACTGCGACCATTACTGGTGCCTGAGGGTCCATTTCTGATAAAGTTCCTATCAGGTCTTCGACGGTGTAAGTACTGTTATATCCCATGTGATTAAAGTTTTAGTATATCGTTCGGTCGATAGTTCTTTTTATTATTGTTTCCCTGGTATCTTTTACCCGGTCAATTAAGTATGCCTTAGCAATACTCTCATCGGTTTCGTCTACCTATTTGGCTATATCAACCTTTCGAGTGAGTTCCACTTCCATGTCATGAGCTGCATGGATAGTTTTGTATTGATGGTGATTCTTTAAGTAGAACCAGATAATCAGTTTATATCTTTTCTGTGACATATTTTTGATGGTTAGAAGGTGAAATCAATGTAAACTTCCTTATTACCTTTACGGAGTACTTCATGATTGGTATCTGCCCATTTATAGGTACTGTAGGCTTTTGCTTCTGGTATGTATTCTCCTCTGACCCATACCTGAGATTCTTGAGGTTCTTCTATCGGATTAAGGGTAAAGTATTCTCCCCTTTTCAGGTCCTTAATTGTTTTCTTTTCCATACCTTAATTATTTTAGGGTTTATTATTTCTTTTTCTTTATACAAATATAAGAATAATATTTTTAATATGCAAATAAAACTTCTCGGTATCTATGGGTGGAGATAGGTTCTAGAAACTTTAGTTCCCCTTTGGGTCTAGTTTTCTTAGTAACACAAAAAAGACCTCTAGAAAAGAGGTCTTAATGGTCCTTTATTTATTAGGCCTTAGCTGGTATGAGAACCGGTTTGTAATAGATATCTCCTTCTGGTATGAGAGGATGTTTGAACAGCTCATATTCCAAGGCTGAATTATCAGGAAACTCTACGAGGATACATATACCGGAATATACTTTCCACCCGGGTCTGTCTTTGATATCATCACTGAATAGGCTTATAATATCTATCCGTACTTTGTTCTCCACTGGTTTTGTACCGAACAATTTATTAGTAAAGTTAAGTACTATACCTTTGATAGTGGGGTAATACTTCGGGTCGTACGTTTGGTACATTGAGTGGCAGTAAAGTCTGCTTGCCCGAATTAAAAGGTCTATTTTCTTATTAATGTGCATAGTTATAAAAAGGTTAACGTTACATGATTTTGTCGAATACAAAGTAATTAGTAGCTTCGTTCATAGGAAGATAATGAGTCTTCTCCATAAAGTCTGGTCCGGCTATAGTTATAGCCCTCACGTTGTTTGCTTCATCATCCTCTACATTGAGAATCATACCGATATTTGTATGAGTATCTGCATGGGCTACTCCTAATAGCATTCCGGGACAAATATCATCCATGACTTGCATATCGATATATTGTCCATCTTCTGATATGGTATCTACCCATTTACCGTTCTCTATGTATTTGAAGAGATTGCACCAGCCTGTGATAGTATGTATCTTTATCTTACTTGCACAAGCTGATACGGATAGGGTTACTTTACTGTTTGTACATAGCCAACCCTGTCGATTAACTTTTTCATCGGTAAAGATAATGTCTTCCTTATAAGGTGGGTAAGGTAAGCCAAATACCTTAATTTTCTTACCATTATTGATAAGTTGATTGACTCTGGCTACCACTTGATTAGCATTTAGAATTTCTTTCATAGTAGGTGTTTGTGTTATAGATTGAATTGAACTTCTGCTTTGTATCCAGGCTCTAAACTCCCCGCTGTAAAGGGTATACCCAAGTAATGAGGGTATGGGTTATGCCAGATATTGTGGTCGGATAGTTGTTCAGAAGCTTCCTTGATATTATCTTCTCCCGAGATATAGAATCTTATCTCTTTCTCATTAGCTGATACTACTTTGAGAAAACCATGTACAGTTATATTAACTGTAACATTCCGAGCTTTAATTATTAAGTCCATAACCTTTATTTTTATCCTTATACAAATATAAGAAATTTAATCTAATTTTGCAAATAAAAATCAAAGGTTAATCTTCGAGTTCTGGGTCTATTTCTTCGTAGTCTATTCCCTCTTCGATTTCTCGTCTGATTTGGTGATGGTCTTCTTCAAAGACTTTTAAGGCACCATGGTAGTCTCCTGTTACGCTATCCAATTCGGCCTTCTTGAGAGTTAAGCCCTCTTTATCTCCTCTATTGCCCTCTTGTTTTGTTGCAACAACAACGGGTAATTCTTTAAAGTCATACTGATTTTCTACATATTCTAACTCTTTTATACCACCCTTGTCAGCAAGCTCTTTTTGAATCATAGACATGGCTATATCACGGGTTAGTACTGGTTCAGACTCACCCGTATTGTTGAATTGATTGTTCTGTTGGTTGAAGATATTTACAGTACCGCCACCAGATACTGCCCGTACCAAACTCTGAAGAGAAGTTGTAGATTGTTGCTTCAATCCTATGGCTTTATTGACTTCTGCAGTTATAAATGGAGCATATCTTCCACCTTGAGAATCCCGAAGTATTTGAACCTGTTGACTTATTTCCATACGGTCTTCAAGTGCCCAGCCTATACAAGCTCCCATCAGAGAATCAGCAATCTCATCCATCTTATTACGATCAAATAAGCCGTTATCTAGAAACGTTTGTTTCATCTGCATCTGGATAATTGACGGTTCACATTTTAGAAAATCTGAGAGCTCATTTACTGAATAAACCCTTGCCCACAATCTCCCATTGTTTACTATCCAGGTATGAATAATGAACTTGGTCAGATTCTTAAGAGCTTCATTATCTCCAGCATTAGCTTGTAATGCTAACTGGGTTATCCCTAACCCCCTTGGGAATCGTGGAACTATCTTTGATTCTTTCATAATGGTTGATTTTGGTATCTAATAGTTAATCCCCATGAAAATAAATAAAAAGGCCCTATTATGGCAAGGGCCTTTTTGAATTAACTCTTTGATAGTCAGGTTGCTGGATCACTGGAATAGGCTTACCTTCAATTTCGATGAGCTTATTGACAGCTTGAATTCAGTGATATGTTTTTCGAACTTAAGCTGGTTACTCAGTGATAAAAGTCCTAAAAACAGCTGATCTACATGTTTGGGATAGATTAACTCTATAGTAACCGAATTAGGTTTATATTCAAACCCCAAATTTACCTCTTCTTCGCCCTTCTCCTTGTAGGTAGACAGGATATTTTCTTCTACCATAGTAGCCAAGGTTAAAAATGTCCTCATAAAATCTTAGTAACTTTAGAGTCTTGTATTATTAGGATTTACTTCTTTCCCTTTGCTTTAGTAGCCTTTACCTTGCCCTCCTTGGCCAAATTTTGGGCAACTCCGTAGGCAACTACGGCCTCCAATATTGGCCTCATTCTCTTTTCTTTCTCCTTGGCTTCTTTTTGCCTTTCTTCTTCCTCTGCCATAAGTTTAGCTTCTCTTTCCTGGGCCTTTTTACGCCTCTCTTCTATTTCCTCATGAATATTAGGGAATAGGTTTGCCCTGAGAGGTATTACATGAAGGGCAAAGAATGCTGAGAATAATCTATCGGATAAAGGCTCACCTATCTTCTTCTTGGAAATTTGCCAAAACTTATCCTGCTGTTCTTTGATGGCATGCAGGAATTTTTCATAGGTGAACTGCACCTGCATTTTTTTACATGCAGTAATCATGGCCTCAATTCGGTCCTTAAATTCCTGGCCGAATGCCTCCATAAATTTTTCCCGGTTAAAGTTGTAATTGGGTTTATCCAATTTGAACTGTTTTACATACTCTGCAGTTTTCATAGTGTCTCGTTGTTTATAAGTTATTTATTAAGTGTTTTAATGCTGATTCTCTAGTTACCACTTGGAAAAGGTAGCCTATATACCTATCTTCCCAATAAGATAACCAAACTGGGTTAGGAAACCTAAACTTATTCCTTTCCTTTATCGGAATATTTCGAGGCATTCCCGAAATATATAATAAGTGAGGCCCATTAGTATTCTCGATAAATACCGGATGTAACATATTTTCGTCTACCTTAAAATACCCCTTTATGGCATAATCTGGGATATACTGATTTGACCTTATTCCGCAATCGAATGCCAAATCCTCTACCTGATATAATTCAGGATTAATAGGGTATTCTTCTTGGGATTGTACCCCTTCCTGAGATTGAAGGTAGTAGGTTATTTTGGATTTATCAAGCGTTACGCTTTTTACTCTTTCGGGAAACATGGTGCTTATCTTTTAATGGTACATAGTCTTCGATGTCATCCAATCGGTCAGTCACTAAAGCATATACGAATAGCTTAGCAGGACGGAAGAAGAATCTTCTTATATTCCTCTCCGAAATGTAATGGTCGTATATCTTAAAGAATTTTTTCTGATGCCTATGTTTAAGGTTCCGTTGCGTTAGGTATGACCTAAGGACTTCTTTGTGCAACTCTAACAATTCTTTATCTACTTTCTGAATTGCTTTCTCGGGTAAGCCAACAACCATAATCTTTCATATCATTAAATGGTGATTATACTAAGGGGCCAGAGCCTTAGCCCTGTGCCCCTCTCCTACTATGAAAGATTAGATTGCAACGGATTCCTTGACGAATTGGTTCTTGTATTCCAGGTATTCCTTCTTGGCCTTCTTGTACTCCTTCGAATCCTGGTTCTCGATTCGGAGCATGGCCAGCTCCAGCTGATGAATCTTGTTTCGGACCTGCTGCCGGAACTTCTTCCTGGAGAGTGTATCCTCGCAGTCTGCGGGGTAGATGTACTTGACTTCCCGTTTCGTTACTACCTCCTCGACGAGGTTGGCTTCGACTTTCTCCTGGGTCTTTGAGATGAGCTTGTCCTTCTTGGACTTTTTCTTTTTCTTTTCTTCGGCCACCGGTGCTGTAGCTTCTTCCTTTTTCTTGCCCTTTTTCAGAGCCTCCTTGGATTTCTCCACCTTTTCAGCCTTCTCCTCGATGAGGTTGTTGATGCCTTCGACCAAATCGGTCTTTTCCAGTTTCTGAGCCTTGTTGTTCTTGTTCTTTTTCATGGCTTACAATGTTAAAGGTTTGACATTAAATTAAAATTGTTATTATCTTTATTTCCTAATGCAAATATAGGGGAACTTTTCTATATTTGCAAATATTTTTATCATTTTCTTTGAGGTTGTGTTCTTGGCTTCTGGTGTGTTAACCTCTTATAGTTTTTCTCCTTTATTGTTTATGCAAATATAGATATAAAAATCAACCTCTGCAAATTATTTCACTAATTCTTTAGAGGTTCGTTTATGGTACAGGTAATCTCAAGGTATTCTAAGCATTGAGCCTGTTTTCTATACATGTTAACATAGACATTTTGTCTGAATCCGTCATCTTGAATCTCTACGGATTTAACCCGAGATTCAGGGCCCATAAGCTCATTATAGGTTTCAGCTACGGTTGATGGCTTCATTTCTCGGATAATTTTTTGAGAACCTTCTTGAATTTAGCCATGTAATAACAGTCTTTGGTAGGGCATTTACCGTCAGGTGTAATGTTTTCATTGGCACCACACTTGGTCATGCCCGTTGCTTTGTAAGGACAACACTTACGATGTGCTGCACATGCAGCCTTAAATTCTACTGTACTCATCTCTGTATTTCTATTACACCACCTTCAGGATTAACTACCAATAATATCTTGGTGCCATCGGCCTTGGTTAAATAATATCCATAGGCCTTTATTTCATTGTGAAGACCTTTGAACAATATCTCGTAGTCTACATGCTGGGTTTTTAACAGCTTTATATCAGCTGCCTTTGCTTTTTTTATACACCCTATAGTAAACCCGGCTATAATGAGAAGGATAGCAACTGCTATCATTACTTTTACCATTATGACTATGGCTCTCACTGGATTATTCATAATATTCTTTTACTTTGGTTAAACGGCATTTGAATTTGAACGGCATTACATAGTCTCCCCACCACCCCGATAGAGGTAAAATACACCCGATAATGGCATAGTAGTAGAAAGTTTTTGCAACAAATTGCTGTTTCTCATCGTCCCAAAAAGTATCTACTCTAGCATCTTCATCTGTTGCAGGGTCTACATATACCCAGTGATATGACAACCTGATAAATAACCATTGTAGTATCAGGATGTTTATCCATCCAAGGATAGTCATACCCAATACTTTCTTCCATACCCAGCTGTTTGTTTGCTTTACTTCTTTTCCCATAATCCATATGTTGGTTGAATGTTTTTAAGTCGATGATATATGTCCAGAGTTTTCCATATTGACTCTGCTTGTTTTATTACTACATCCTTTGCCTCCCGATGAGTACTAAAGGTATTCCATAATTCCGGAGTGTAGTTGAGACATTCCATACATTCGGGTTCTTCCTGCACATGTTTTACCCTTATGTAGAAATAAACCTCTCGGTCTATTATGTGACCAATACGTTCCCCCTCGAATAGAATCTGAGCTTTTGGTTTGAAGTCGAATACATTTTTACTTCTGGTACCGTGAACGTATTTGTTTACTTTGAATCTTACTATCCCTGCCATATCAATCCATGTTTCTTTCAAAGTATTCGTAGAAGTCCGCATCCTCAGTTAACTGGTCCAGTAATTCCTCTACATCCATATCCAAGTATACTGATGCCCCTGATACTTGTAAAGTTATCCCAGAACCATAACTGCCAGAAGACCCATGAAGTTTTAACTCCTTGGGCCTTTCTCCGGTATATTCATCTCGATAATGAATAATACCTTTAGAGTAATCATAACTCTTTACCTCGGATAAATGCCTGGATTCATCCCAGTTTTTCCAGTGAGGAGTTGCATCAGGAGTGGGTGGAACTGTTTTACCATCCCACAGTATGCAGACTACGCAGAAGGCTGATACTCCTATTACCATCCTCTTTGCAGCTTCCCAAAGGGTCTTGGCCTCATCTGGTTCTCCGTCTGGTGTGTAATATCTTTTCATAGTTTCAAATTGAATATCCAACAAATAAAACTGAATATTAACAATATTATTGAAGCCGTACCATACAATATAAATAAGGGTTTAGCGGCTTCCCACATAGGGTCTCTCTCTTTCATAATCTTTTTCCGGCATACTTATTCCGGATTCTCTTTTCGAATGATTTACCTACTGATTCTCCATTTTGGATATCCTCTTTGAACATCCTGAAGTCGAACTCTGATACCGAGTTGTATTGGTATACCTTTTCTCCTTTGAAGGTAATGGTGATATCTCGGGTTTCATCATCCATCACTACCTTCATAATTCTGGATGACCCCGTAATTTCAAATGTCTTTTTCATCATTACTGTCTTTTAAGCTCAAAAGTGTTAAGTCCCATAGCTACCACATTATTTTCTTTCCTGAGTGCTTGACAGGTAAAGAAAATATCCCAGAGAGTGAAGACAGAATCAGAACTCATTTCCATCAAGTCCTCTTCCATCATATAGAGTGTACTCATTATAGTATTAAACCACCTGTTATTTAACCCCTTTACCAGCATGGTTTCAATATCTTCATACCTATTGTTAAAGGTATCTCCCTGAACCCTTTGAAAGGCAGCTATATATTCCCTGGCCATGGATTCCACCGCTTCTAGAGAAGTCCCATAGCAGGGGAATATAATTTTCCATTTATCTAAGCTCTTATCCTCTAAAAGGGATTCCAGCGCCTGAATATGCACATCCATAATCTGATTCCATATTTCCTGGGCAGATAATCGCCTTTGCAATTTCAGTTTGATACAACCTCGGTTTATTTTCATTTTAATCCTCGTTATAGATATACAGAATCTGATGGTTCCTATCTAACTCCTTTTCCAAATACTCCCAATGAGTATTGTGGTCTATATGGATATTGACCCTATAATCATCCATTTCTTTGGGTAATAAATCCAGATAATCTTTCATATCCTTTACAGTAGTGAATTTTGGTTGTCCCATACTTATTTTATTTCGTTATGCAAATATAATAATTATTATTATAATATGCAAATCAATTTCAGTGGTGTTGTATAGGTTAGTTCAACAAAGAACCCCGAATCTATATTAGGTTCGGGGTAAGAGGTTTCATAAACGATTGCCTATCGGGTTAATCCTCCTCTTTCTTTGTCTTCTTTTTCTTCTTTTTCTTCTTGTCCTTGCCTTCTTTCGAAGGTTTGTCGGCCTTCTTTTCCTTGGCCGACTCTTCTTTCTTGGGAGCAGCCGCCGGAGCACCTGATGCCAACTCTGCAGCATACTTCTTGCCCTCGGCCTCGGCCTTCTCTTTGGACATTGTCTTCAGAAGAGTACGCATCTTCTGACGGTACTTTTTCTTCTGGTCGGAGGTCATCTCCTTGCCGTCCACGGTAGGATAGTCGTAGGCATTTGGGGTACTGGTAACCTTTCCCTTCTTGGGATGGGCTTCTGGCTTCTGATTCTTTTTAGCCTTCTCTACGGCCTTCTCCTCCGTAGCTGCCCTGGCCTTTTTGTTTCCCAAGTTGATGATGTCTACCCAAGCTTGGATTTTCTTTCCATGCTTCTTATGGCCTGTCCAATCTTTCTTGGGGTCGAGATCATTCTCTTCCATGTAGGCCAGCATTTCCTTCTGAGCCCTGCGTGCTTTCTTTGCGGCCAGGTCTTTCTTGCTGATGTCTTTTGCCATTGTTGTTGAGTTGATTAAATGAAAACTGGTTTGAATTACCTTTGCATGTTTATAGTTTGGTTAGGGAGTTTTTGGTCTGTACTTCCTTTATCTCTGAGATGATTATTTCCATCCCCTGAAGATTTGCCATCAACTTAAGATGGGCAACCGCATCATCCTGAGATATGTTGGTATATACAATTCTGAACCTTTCACCAGAGTCTTTGTTTTCAAAAATTATGGTTAAGATGTTCCCATTGGCCAAATCTTCTATGCGCTTTGCCAAAGATTTTACCTTCCCTATTTTTAGGGTCTTATCCTTGATTAAAGCCTGCCTTTTGCCAGGAGACAGTCCAGGCATAGATAATCTGGTATCTATATCCTGAACCATTTTGGTTAGTTCTTTAATCCGATAGATTAACCCTTTGACGGAGGAGTTAAATTGTCCCATTGAGGTCTTTGAATAGTGGTGTCACTTCCTATTTTCTGGGCATACTTATCAATCAATTCCTCTGTTCTAGAGATAATATACTCTGTCATCATTCTATTTTCTTCAGAGATATCTTTTTCTTCCTCTAGCAACAGCTGATATGATTGCAGCTGGTTACATAATGCCAGGTATATAATGCTGTCATCGTCTTGCATGGCCTTATACAAAAATGGGGAGAACCCCCGGTCGTATTCCGGATGGGCCTCCCCTGCATGACTCAAGTAATGATGTCCGAAATGGTTAGGCAGCGTCGGGCCTATTCCTCATCGTCTTCGTCCTCGTCGTCATCCTCGACATCGGCAGCCTTCCCTTTCTTACCCATGCCGGGTACCTTGGGGACCAGAGTGCCGTGCTCTTTCTTGGATTTAACCGATACCCCCGGAATGGTGGCATTCGAGACGGCAATCACTTTGCCATCCTTGTCGGTTACGACCGAGGTGATGAGGACTCCGTACTTCCGGACGTTCATAGCGAAGGTCTTTGCAACGTTGCCACCGCCCAGGTCGATGATATCGCACTGTTTGCTGTTGGGTCGCTGACCAGGTGCCCGGTTCTTGAGTCGCTCCTTCATGGCCTCTCGTTTGGCCTTCTTCTCTTCTGCGGTCAGTTCTTTCTTACCGCCTTTTTTCGTTTCTGCTTTTGCTGCAGCATTTGCCTCAGCTGCTTTGTCTTTCTTCTTGGTTGCCATATCTTTTATTGATTAAGGTTTTTGATTAAAAAGAGGGCTGACCTGAATGAATGAACTTGATGCCATCTTTACCAGGTATTATCTTCAGCTAATTAAGAGTATAGCAGCCCTCAGGAATTGTTATAGTCGGAAGGACCCTTACTTTTTCTTTTTCTTGGTGTCCTTACTGGAAGCGGCCTTTGCCTTGGGCAGAGTGATGCCCAGCTCCTTGGCAACCGCCTTGCGGAGTTTCTCCACGTCCTCCTCGTCGAATTCGTCGGGGTCAGTTTCGAGTTCTTTGTCGTCGCAGAGGTCCTCTAGAGCTTCGAAGTCCATGCCGGCCAGGTCCTCCGGTGTCACTTCGTCATCCTCATCTTCATCCTCCTCGCCGTCTTCGTCTTCCTCATCGGAATCTTCGTCGTCTTCGTCTTCCTCATCGGAATCTTCGTCGTCTTCGTCTTCCTCATCGGAATCTTCGTCGTCTTCGTCGGAGTCTTCATCCTCCTCGTCTTCGTCCTCGTCATCTGAGTCCTCAGATTCCCCGCTGAAAATTTCCTCAGCATCTTCTGCCGAAATGGGGGTCAGAAATGCATAGGAGCCGTCATCGTATTTGATGAGAATTACTCCGTTAGAGAGAACCTTACGTTCTACCTCTTTTGCTGCAGCTTTTTTCTTTGCCATAATTGAATTGATTAAAGGTGTTTGAAAAATGTTTGATTGATTATAGTTTCGTGATAAACTTTTGAGTGTATATCTCTCTATTTTCTTGGACTGCCGTAGCTTTCAAGAATACGTTTTTATCCCTGATAGCTTCTACTTTCTGAGTGAATTCATTCTGATTTTTTACCTCAAACGGTTCACCTTCCTGAGTGTAGGTATCATCTACCGCATTATCATTTTCGGTATAATACCTTTTAACCCCCACTATGAGTTTTACTCCATCCCATGGGTTTTCGGGTTCCCTTTTATTTACTACTGTCATTTTGCATAACCGTTTTTATATGCTGTATAATAGATTCTCGTATATCCTTCTTGTCCTATCCCTGAAAATACTTCGCTTATAAATCTGTAGCCTTTTTTATTTGCTCTACAGTCATGAGCAAAGTGTTCAGGGTAGATATAGTGTTCTCCGCATACCTTTTGATTAGTTATTATATAGGCATACCATCCAGTTTTGGTTTTCATCCTGAACTGAGATATTGGTACAAATCCCTGGGTTAATAGTTCTTTGAGAATAAACTTCTGTTCAAGTCTTCTTCTCACCATTGGCATTCCACCCAACCTTCTTAATACTGCCTCTTGATATTCTGACCAATGTCTTTTAGTCCATCTTATGGAACTAATAGCAGAACGTTTGGTTATAGCCTTATATGCTAAGGCAACTTTCAATTGGTCCCAGGTTAAATCACTCTTCTTCGTAAAGAGCCTTCTTTCTCTTGGACTCAATCTCTTTAGCCTTCGATAGCTTAATAAGCTTTTCTGGAATAGGCTTGAGAACAGTTCTATATTCTTTTGTTCCATAATTAAACTTATCTACCAAGTTCAAAAAGTACTTTTCTTTCTGTTGAGAGCCGAGTCTCTTTTTCCGAGCAATTCTTTTCCCTAACTCCCTTTGGGCTGAAGACTTTGAGTTTCTGTATACCTCGGTTAACAGTATCTTAGATATCGGCTTTTTTCTTCTCCCAGCAATTAGTAGAGATTGACCTATAACAAACTTCTTCTCCAGTGCTGTTTTCCCTTTTATCCAATGTACTGCTTTCAGATTCTCTCTACCATAATAAGTTAAAAACCTTTTTCGAGCAGCCTTCAATGAATAGAATCCCTGTAATACTACTGCTGGTTCTCCTTTGTAGTTATAAGACCATGGATACCATTTATGAAGGTAAATCTTTAAGTCCCTTTCTTTGATAACTTTTCCGAATCTCCTGTGGTATTCTCTCCTCCTCTTCTTTTCCAAAAAGTATGCTCTTACATCGGGGGGCAGAGAATCCGGGTCTACTACTCCGTTAATCCAGGTAGCTTCTTTTAAGCATTCCCGGTATCTATCCAGAAAGCGTTTATTCCTTTCCCTATATTTATGAACCTTTATTTTTCCACAAAGTACTTTCCTTTGCCACTCTTGTTTCTTTCTTCGGCTTAATTTTATAATCTGAGGAGGTACCCAAGGAATTCCCAATCTGTAACATGATTCCTCAAAGTCATCATCATTCTTAAACCTATAAACTATGGGCATATCAAATAAAACTGTCTATGAATCCATAATATAACCTGAGTGCCCTAACTATAATGAATACCAAAATCGACACTATCAATATAATTAAGGTTATAGAACAGGTCATATTATATATCCTATCCTCTTTATCTCTATCATTGGTTGGCTTAAACGGGTAGTGTAAGGGTTTCAAAGGATATAAAATAAATACACTCCCAAGCGATATGACTATGGTTAAAGCCCCCGTTATGGCTTGTATTATTATAAATACCTTATCTATTATTTTTTTGTTTACGGAGGGCTGCCCGATACCATTGATGAATAGATTTATCCTTGGCATCTGGGAATCTCTTTTGCACTCTTCGTGTGATTCTATCGATTGATAGCCCTTTATAGGTTAATTCGAATACATAGGATTTCTTAGTTCCTTTCCAAAGACCATTGTCATCCTTCTCTTTCTTGGGCTTTTTAGGTTTTTCCAACCCCTTTACCCGTTTGGTCTTTTTCTGTTTAGTGACTGCATCTTCACCAATGAATCCGAGATTGAGTTGATAATTCCTCATCGGGTCATCTTTAGGATATCCAGCAAGTTCTAATTGCTGGTCCATCCACTTATCATATTCATCGATGAGAGCATTATCCGGCTTGTTATCCGAATGGTGAATCCATGAAGATAGTCCATTGTAGTCGGCTGAACAAGCATCAGGGAAAGGCATGCCAAGAGAAACTGCTCTTCTCTTCATGTCCTTGTAGGTCATATTTTCTAACCCACTTCCCATGACCTTTAGCTTTTCCTTGTTAAGCTTTAACGGTCTTTTGTCTTTTTTCTTACTTTTGCGCATATTTATATAGGTATAAAATTTTATTTCTTATTTCCTATTGCAAATATAATCAAATTTCTCGAAGTTGCAAAATATTTGTATAAAAATTCTAAGAGTTAGATTTCAAGGTTCTTTTTCTGCGTAACTTATAGGCTGTATCTAGAGTTTCACAGGTAAAGTCCATATTATTTATTGATTTGTAATTAATAGCTTTCTGTATGACCTCCCTGTATTCCTTCCAGAACTTCAAGCCCCCTTTACTGTCCACGGTTTTTTCAAAGTATTGGGTTGCCAATAATCCAAATGTATCTGCAATGGTTTGACTCTCGAATATGTATATTCTCAAATCTGTTATAGCCTTTATTATATCATCCTCGCGTTTGATGGGCATTACTCCATATCCTTCTTCAGGAAAAAGTTCTTCTGATACAATAGCTGTAAAATACCTTCTACTTGAGGGTCCATTTTTCCAATACTCGGTTATTAACTGCCTTATCTTGAAGTCAGGTATTCTATGTAAGTAAGATAGATATACCTTATCCTTCTTTGTAGACCTCCTTTTATATGCAGTTGGAGCTTGCAATACTCGGGGCATTATCCTATAATTATTCCACCTATCAAACTCAAGAATCAGAGCATAAAGGTCTTTGTCCCATTTATCCTCTGATTCCTTCAGCCTTTTCATATTCTTTATGATACGGGGATTGGTTATAGAATTTAATACCCAAGAAGCATCTCCTGAATGTATTTTAGCTTCTTCTTTGGGTAGTCTTTTAACCATAGCTCCAAATATGTAATCTCTGAATCTAGGTTCTATGGGAGATTTGGGATTTACTAAAGAAGGATGTAGTTCAAAGTAATCGGAGAATAGTTTGAAGAACTTCTCGGCTCTTGCCTTTAATTCTAAGTACTTGTAATGAGACATCTTGAGAATTTCTCCAGCTTCCCAAGTTGATAGGCCTTTGCCTTGTATAAACATAAGGCTGGCCCTCTCTTGCTCGGTCAAACAATCCCAAGCCAATTCTTGATGTCGTTCCATGTTAGTATTGTTTGTTCATTAGAATCTCTTCGGTACTACCATCGGGAATTTGAGATAAATCTACCTCATAATCAGCTGAGTACATTTTATATTCATCCGATTCGTGATAAGCTGAATAGAGTACATTTTCCATGGGTACTTCTATCTCTAAACTGCCATCCATTTCAGGGTATAGCTTTACCAGCATCGTCTTTGTAGTAAGATTACTTTCAAGTATAATGGCTGGTATTCCCTCAAATGGATATCCCCTCAATACAACATAATCCCCAATACCAACTCTTGTAATATCATTTACCGAGAATATCTTATTCGCTCGAGACATTCTACGATACTTTTTTACCTCTTCCTTAGTTATAGTGGCTACTACGGAATAATCATCAAAGTCTTCGGCATTATCTACTCTCAACCTCTTTCTTTTGGGTCTGTAATCCAAAGACTTCATGAATGACATTATGCCTGGGATATCTTTCTTTAGTTTGTTTAGGTAATATCTGTCAAAGGCTTTTTCAGACTTCATCTTTATGAATCCATAGTTGAATAATAATGGTACATCCTCGTACTCATTATTACCTTTCCTAGACTTCTTTAGTACGCTTATAGTTGGTACTATGGCTTTCACATGTTTATACCCCCTACATTTCAAATCAGAATTGATTCTCTTGTAGAATTTCCTGTCAAGCCTGAATATACAGTATACATAGGGGGTCTTCATATTACTTGTTCAATTTACGAGCGTATTTGAATACGTCTGAATATGTTACCAATCGTTGAATTTCTTTGAACATATACACAGCTAAATGTACTTTCGGGGTTTTTATCTCCATTCGGGAAAGTTCTGAACAATTTTCCATAAGGAACGAATCTATTTCCCCAGCTTCCACAATAAAGAAAGCTTCACCTTTTGGCATAGAATTATACCGCATGATGAGTATGGGTATTTTTCCTGCACGTTTAGCATCCTTTGTAGCCTGTTCCCAAAAGGATATAATTTTACAGCTCTTAAGTCCCAGTAGTATATGTTCGAACTTAATATCCTGATAGTTTTTACATTCTATACTGAAAGGAAACCTTCTCGAGTGTTTCTCATCGGTGCATACTAAATCTCCCATGGCATCCTTAGCCTTTGCCCATCCTCCCGAACCCGGGGTTCTAGAGAATTTATATCCGGTCCAGGATTCCCAGGCCTTTGCTATAGTACGCTCGAACCTGCTTCCTTTGTTTCGACTGTTCTTTCTCATGTTTTGATAGTGTTTAATACCAATAGTCATTAGTGGTATTGTGAAAGGCCCCTTTCTCTGGTCACAGTAAGCACCTTGGCATTTGGAATTGGCAAGGATTCATGGTGTGATATGAGGTATAGGGTTTTATCCTTATAAACCCTACGTATGAGTCCTATCACAAGCTCTACATATTCAGAACTTATGTTCTCGAATACCTCGTCCAAAAAGGCAATATTTATACCCTTAGCTTGGGTCATCATCTCATTCATAGCAAAGGCCATAGCTAAACAGACCAATTGTTTCTGACCACCAGATAATTCCTCGTATGATACCTCTATACCATCCATGATTATCTGGGTATTGAAGTCCTTCTTTACTCCTTGTATATCTACATAGAATATGATACTGAACCCAAGTACGTCTGAATATGATTCAAGTGTTTCATTCAGAATATCCATTGAACTCTCGAATAGGAATGCTTTTATACCCCTATTCCCCAGAGGGTCATCCATTACCCATTTGTAATTATCAACCTTTTCCTTCTGGTTTTCCATTTTCTCTTCTACGGTTGATAATTTCTTGGTTAAGGTTGAAAGCTGAGTTTTATATTTGGTTATTAACCCTTTGTTTACTCCCACCTTCTTTTCTGAAAGAAGTCTTTTGATTTCTGATTCTACTTGTTCTATCTCTCTTTGTATCTTCTTTACTTCGTATTCCTTATCCCTAAGTTCTTCCAGTTCATCTCGATAACCAGATATTCTGTCGGATATTTTGGAATATTTACCCTGTAACCTTTCAATATCTCCGAAGGCTTTCTTTACTTCCATTAGGCGTTTCAAAGAGCTCTTAATATCACCACTCTTCAATAACTTTACTATTCCTTCAATGAACTCTTCTAGAGATACCTTGGTTTTCTTCTTGGCATCATTTATCTTGTTGATAATATCCCTTTGACTCTCCTTTGCATCTGATAACCTTTGTTCGATTCGGTTTTTCTGAGTTATTGTCTCCTTAAGCTCACTTGATTTTTTGGCCTTAGCTAGCAGTGATAATCTCTTTTCAAGAACTTTAACCTTTGAAGAGATGTCATCTTTCACAGTACTAGCCTGTTTCTTTAGGTCATCAACCATCCTTTGAACGGACTGTTTCTTATCCTCTAATGTTCTATATCTTTGAGAGATATTCTGATACTCTTTCAGAGCTTCTGTATAGTAGCCCTTAGCAATATCCCTAGCTTTAGATATGTATTCCAACTCAAAAATCTCCTCAAACAATTCTTTCTTGTCTGAAGAAGATTCTTGTATCAGTCTTTTCATACCTTGACCGAATAGTACTGAATTCATAAAAAGGCTATACGACATACCCAAATCAGCGACTATAAGCGCCTGTATCTCCCCCTTACTTTTCTCTTGTACTTCAACAGCATCTATCTCATATATAAGTCTATCTTTACCCTTGGCTCCATTCACTTCACCTTTATACTTAAGGCATCTGGTTATTTTGTGAGTTTTACCATTCTTACCAAAGTATATTTCTACCTTAGTTCCCTGATAGGATTTGGGTCTATACTTCTCCCAGGTATTTACGTCTGACTTACCCTTTAGATTCTTACCGTAAGCACCCCAAACTAAAGCTGATAAGATTGTGGTCTTACCCTCTCCTGTAGCTCCTCGAATTACAGTTATCCCCTTCGAACTTAGGTTTAATTCCAAATGAGATATGGAACAGAAGCCATCGACTATAATATTGCCAAACTGTATCATTCTGCCTCCTTAATTACTTTTAATAATGTGGCCTTTTTATTTTGGTCTTTTATACCTTTTGCCCTCATATACCTCCTTACCATCGTTTTCTTAGTAAGTTCCCTGGTTATTTGCGGGGTATCTTCCACCGCCATAATCCGAGACTTGCTAGCAATGACAGTATAATAATTACCATCATCTTTAATTTCATCTTCTGATGACACGTCCACAAATTTAGGAAAGCCTTTGAATGGCTTAAATTCCATTGAGAAGTCTTCATATATTTTCCAATATCCCAGTTTACAATTGCGGTCTGTTCTCCTCTGTTGTAGTGGAGCTCCTACCATGTATATCTTTTTTCCGAGTCTCTGTGGTTTATGTATATGACCTATCAATACCAGTTTGAATTTAGATAGTAAATTCACATTCAAATTCTCTACTGTTCCAACTTCAGTGTTGTCGGTATCTTTAGCTCCCGGGTAGTCAGTATGCAATAATAGAATTGTGGGCTTTAACATGGCTTCTTTCAACTCAGCTTTGATTAACCCATCTAACCCCTTATTGTGGTCTAAATAGGGAATACCTACTACTCTGAACTTATCAAACTCATGATAAGAGAAGTCCAGATTATGTAAGAACGAATACCTACGACATAAGTTTGCCCAGTGTGATGGAGATTGATTAGTTATCGAATTGCTTTTCTGTAGGTCATGGTTTCCAGATATACCATATATGTTAAATTCCTCGCACCTATTTAACTCTTCGAACTGTTCAATTATAATTTCATCAAGTGAAGTACTTATATATTCTGAACGGTGCATAAAATCCCCACAAAAGAATGCCGGGCATTTATACTTAATACATAAGTCTTTAATCAAAGAGAGGACCCTGAAAATACTTAGGGTCCTCTTGTTATCCTCGTTGAACTTAGAGAATTCCCCTAAGTGCAAATCGGAGAATACTATACCTATCACCTTCATAACTGAAGAAATTTCTTGATAAGGTGTTTTCTCTTCTCGTAGTTCATCTCATCCAGTATCATGACCTTTATCTTGTAGCCCATGATTTCCAATGTACCGGTATTAGGTATACCATTTACATACTGGAGTATATTTGGGTCGGGTTTATATCCCCACAGGTCAAGTATACCATACATTACCTGAGATACCTGGAATTGATAATACCGAGATAATACTCGTTTACCATTATCTTCTGTTACCCACTCATTGAAGAAGTTTGCTGAGAAAGGTATGAAAATTAGGTGAGTACACTGTTGACCCAGTAACATACGACATAAGTCTACTGCATGGTCTAAGTCGCATTCGGCTATCCTGTGAGAAAGTTTGTTGATGAAGTATGCTGCCGAATCAAAGTATGACCGGTCAGTTACAAAGCTATCTTCTCCCCTGAAAGCTTTGTTACGCAGATTAAGTACTTGCATATCCTGAGCAAATACTGTACTGGCATCTTGCTGAATCATATCAGCATGAGGCATGTCTCTTGTTTCAGGTACCAAGTCCGAATATGACCCGGATATGAAAGGTATCTTTAACATATCCGCTACTTCCTTGGCAATGGTTGTTTTTCCAACCCCAGAAACACCGGTGAACATAATTTGATATTTCCTACCGTTGTACATAATGTTGTAGTTTTTTGAAAGGTTCCAAAAAATCGGGTATCTTGAAAGACCTTAAGTTAAACTTGTCAAGTACCATGAATAACCTGTCTTTCCTTATATTATTAGTACATCCTTTTACCCAAGGGACTTTCTTGATAGGATGAAGAGTTAATGCGGTTCTCAAGTCTATAAGAGACTTGTTCTTCTTGTATAATTCTTCTAGCTGGTCCCTTTCAATGCCCTTGAATTCTGCTCCTTTTGCATCTATGAAGTCTGCTATGCTCCCATATTGTTTCAGGAAAGCTTTAGTCTTCACTTCTCCCATACCATAATAACCGGGTATATCATCCGATTTATCTCCATTAAGTATTAGGTAGTCAACGCATTCCTCAGCAGAGTAACCCATTATATCCTTACAAGTTTGACTAAGAATTAGGGTATCTTTGTTAGGATTGAATATCTTGACTCTTTTGTCGAGTAATTGACAGAAGTCTTTGTCAGAGGATATTATGAGAGATTTACCTGGGTGGTTTATTGCCAACCAAGCAATGTAGTCATCAGATTCATATCCCAAGCCTTTTCTATCGATAATCATCTGAACTCCGAGTAACCTTAGAATCCTTCTCAACAGTGATAGCTGTTTATTGAAATCTTCATAATCCATACTTATCTTACTCCTATGTGCTTTGTAACCCTCGAGTAGACCATTACGGAAATTAGACTCTTTGCTCTCATGAGTATCGAATGTAATTACTACATGGCTTGGTTTAAACCGAGTTAAGTATGAACCGAGGATTCTTAAGAACCCATACACCAACCCGGTACCAGCTCCATTGTTGGCTTTAAGATTCTTAAACTTATGGTATGAACGGTGAGCAAGATTACTCCCGTCCACTACCATAAGCATCCTCGGTTTTCTACCCCTCGTCCGGGATGTATTCGTCTTCTTCTGCATCTTCAGATTCTATTTGAGATTCATAGTCTAAGTCTGCATCAACAGGGAACATGTTTCGTGTAATCTTCTTGAGCTTTCGCTTAGTGGTTCCTATGGTATTTATTCCGGCAGCCTTTAACAGCTTTTTCCTTAACTCACCATCTTCCTCTATTAACCTATGGAAAGCCTCTTCTCCTCGACACAGTTTCTTTCCTTCGAACATATATGTTCCACCACCGAGCTTCTCTATTACTCCAGCATCCTCTAAAGACTCTTCTAACCAGAAGTATCTGTCAAAGCCAACTTCGTGATACTTTGGGTTAAAATATATAGGAGCTTTGGATATAGTTTCCCGAGGAGGAGATACCTTATTCTTTTTCATCTGAACAGTTACATATTTACCTGCTCGTCTTTCCTTACCCTTATACTTAATCTTAAGAGTTTTACCTGAGTAGAATGCTAATCGTATTGAAGCATAAAACTTGAGTGCTGCACCACCAGGAGTTGTACTGGTATCTTGACCAAAACCTGCGCCCAGTTTACTGCGCAACTGATTGATACATACCATGGTTACTCCGAGTCGATAGAACAATTCGTTCCTTATTCGGAACATCTTGTAGATTTGCTTTGCCCGGTTTCCCATCTCGGCCTTGCTATCCGCCATCTTTGCATCAATGGCTTCTATAGAATCCAGGGCTGCTATTGAATCTATCACAACTATGATGGGTTCATTGTTAGTTAACTTTGACCTCCAGTATATGGCTAAATCAGCAATAGCATCCGAAATAGTTTCTATTCTGGTATCATTCAGTACTGTTACTCGTTCGGGGTCCAGACCATTTTCCTCTGCCCATGAATTCATCCAGGCTTGTTCTGCATCCACCCATATTACATGACCACCGAGTTGTTGTGCAGCATAAGCAAAGTTGTAAGCTATCAGGGACTTACCCGAGGATTCTTCTCCCATGATTTCAATTATCTTCCCGAATGGTACACCACCACCCATCTGATAATTGAGAGCAAAGAATGTGGATGGAATCCATAATCCATGATGATTTATGGTACTAGCCTTTAATTGGAGAGATGACCCATATTTCTTGAGTATCTCATTTTGTGTGGGTATCTTAAACTTCTTACCTCCCGATTTTCGGGTAGCTTTAGGTTTTCTTGCCATACTTGTAATTTATAATATGAAAAGAGTGGGATATAAACTATACCCCACTCCTACTTTAGGTATATATCTAGAAAATCTTAGATATCACTCTTATATTTCTTTCCCTTTTTCTTTTTCTTGTCTGCTAGCTTGCTTTTGGAAGAGGACTTCTTACGTGGTCTTTCATCCTCATCATCCCCCTCATTGAGGAATGAAGCCAGCTTCTCCTCGAGCTCATCGTAGGAAAGGATATTTGCCCGGATTGCTTTCTCCAGGTCCACCTCTCCCCGATACTTCTTGTCCAGCTTGGTTTTCTGGCAAGGTGATACCGAATAGCTGGTATCATTCTTACCGGTACCAGTACGGGTGATTTTGATATCATATCCCTCTACGGGGTCAGTCATATCTCCCCAGTCCTCTTCATCGAGGTAAAGGTCGATAATATCCTGATATACCGAACGTGGTACCATCATGGGTTTATCTACCCGGTCGGGGTCAATTTCCTTACCCTTAGTATCTTTGTACCCAAGTACCCCGATGAGATACTTTCTCTTCGGTACCAGTTTCGATGCTAATGCCTTATCATCTGGGTCGTCGGAGTTTTTAAGCTCCTGGAACTTCTCCATGAAAGGACATGGCTCATCGAAAGTTGCCGGAGATATAATACCTCCCTCCTTTGGTCCAAGATAGAATTGAATAATCTCGATTCCCAATTCCTCGTCTGCACCACGAGATTTGATACGTACTCGGGTAATTCCCTCTTTCGGGTAGATTATTCCACCACCTCCACTACGCTTTTCCAGGTCCTTCTTCCTGGCAAGCATCTTTTCTCGGGTAGTCATTACACTGCCCTTTTTCTTGGTTGTTTTTTCCTTTTTCATGGCTTTATTTATTGGTTTCGATATAAAGTATCTCGTTCAGAGATAATATAGTTGTTACTTGATTGGGAAGGTCTACTACATCTAGTTCTTTACCAGCATACAGACCGTAAGTAACTACCGCTCCAACCTGAAGACCAGGATATTCTTCACATTGTTCATCAGTGATGGGTCCTACCTGAATTACTACTCCCTTGCGGGGTACTGTATCTTTATCATGTTCCTGAGGGATATAGAGTCCTCCTTTGGTTTTGGTATCTGCAGTTACTACTGGGGATACAATAAGTACTCGACTTCCTGTGGGAGTTCCTAAACCGTTCAGTTTACCATTCAACTCCTTTGCTTCTTTGACCGAAATAAGGTCTAACTCAATTCTTGACATATTTACTGTTGTTTACGTAAGTTTGCTACTATTCTTATTTGACTCCTAATACATGCTCTTGATACTTTGTATCTTTTAGATAGGATATCTATACTTATACCACAGTTTAAACCTTTAACTATACTTACTCTATCTTTGTTGGATAGTTTACTAGCAGTTGCTTTTTCTCCATATCTACCATAGCCGGAATTATAGTGATTTTTCCACATGGGATTCCTTCTACCTTTCAAACTCCTCCCATCCCTAACCATTTGTTCTAAATTCTCCTTCTGTGTTCCCCAATACAAATTGTCAACTGAGTTATTTATCTTATCGTTGTCCCTGTGACATACACATGGTTTATTATCAGGATTTGGAATATAAACTTCAGCTACTAATCTATGTACATAGTATTGCTTACCCTTCAATTTTATCCTAAGATATCCTTCCCTATTATTACGAGGAGTTAATTCTTTCCAATACCCTTTTACTCTACTGTATACTTTACCTACCTCAGAAATATGATACCCTATCAGATAAGGGTGGTTATCTCTTAAATCCATCCTGTACCCTTATATTCGCACTTATCGTTCTTAAAATATTCTCTCGTGATTCGTAAGCTTTACATATACTTATCATTTTACTCGCATTGTACTCAGCCTTCATATATCTTTTCAATGCTCCCTGATAAGCTTGGTTGTTCTCTGCTTTATGAGCTGCTGCGTCATTGTTTACATTACCTGATTCTTTATAGTAAAGCCATGCCTTACTATAAGCCTGATCTTTTGCCTTTTCAAGTTTATCCCTTTTATATATAAGCCTATCCCTTACCATCACCAATAGAGCATAATTAGATGGACTTCTACGTAAAGACTGATTGACCAGGTTCTCATCAATCATGAGTTCCTGGTCTAAATCAATCTCATAGGTTTTCCCTTGAAATAGAATCTTTAGTGTGTTTTTCTTAATCTGGGATAGACGTACTATCTTTTGCCTTTTTTCCATATAACACCTCTTTCACTGAAGTATTTATACATGGTCATAATGCTTATTCCATATTTGACCTTTATCTGTAAGTTACTCATACCACTCTCATAATCTTCTATCATCTTATTTATAGACTCCTCACTCAACTTAGGGCTGGGGATATTAAATCTACCGTCTCTTATACATTGTTGAGTATTCTCTTGGTTAGTACACCAATATAGATTTTCTACTTTATTATTTTCTCGATTATTATCCTTATGACCCACACACGGTTTATTATCTGGGTTTGGAATGTAGATTAAAGCTACCAACCTATGTATATTAAACGTATACTTAATCCCCTTATTATTTCTTAGGCTTACTATCAAGTAACCATTGTTCTTCTTTCTCTTAGCCATTTTCCTCCAAGTAACTCTATCTCTATACTTAGAGTACACATTACCTTCTCGAGTAACATGGTAACAATCAAAATATGGTATATTACCTTTCATACATTCTCTTCCTAAACTCTCTCTTATTTTTCTCTATCTCTTCTGGATATAACTTAGGATAATCTTCTATTTCAATACCTTTGAACTTACGATGTTCCTCTAAGTACTCATCAGGATTAAAATCTGGTTCAAGCATTTTCCTATAATCATATCCAGGAATAAAAGGTAGTTCCTCTGCCATAGAACGCCCGATAACGAAGTCCATTGACATACTTACGTCATCTATCTGGAAGTTGAAGTATTCTTTAGTATTTGGATTACGACATGTTTCCCAAATCTCATATACTACCCAGGTATTTATATATTCTGGACTTACCAAGTAATAGGTAGCATCATGAACATTACAGGTCTCTTGCATAAATGGTAACTTACCTTGCCTCATTTTCCAATAGTTTAGAATTGAAGCGAATAAGTTCATATCAGATGCAGCTGATTGACATGGCATATTAACCGATAATCGTACTGCGTATGCTGCTTCCTGCTCGTTATCCGAATATACCTGGGGTAACCTTCTCTTCCTACCGAACAAAGATTTAATATATCCATGTTTTATCAGTACCTTCTCCTGGTTAATCATGAACTTCTTAATCTTCGGGTGCTCCTGGAAGAACTCATTCAACTGTTGCTGAGCTTCATCAGGGGTTACGATAATACCAGCTTTTGGGTCAGATAGTTTAACTGCAAGCAGTTTCTTCTGAATACCATAAATAATACCGAAACATATCTGCTTTGCCTGCTTCCTTCGGTTTTTCCAAAGCTTATAATCGGGATGTTGTTCATCACTGTAAGCTTTGTTTGCTTCCTCATACGATACACCATACTTATTTGCTGCAATAGCAAGGTGAGGGTCCTGTCCCTTGGCAAATGCTTCAAGATAAGTCTCATCCCCTGAAAGATGTGCCATGATTCTTAACTCTGCCTGAGAGTAGTCAAGTGCCATGTATAGTTTCCCTTTGGGAGCTACCAACTGTTTCTTGATATTAGCATCTACCGAAGTTTTGGGTATTTGTTGGAGGTTAGGTTCAGAACTACTTAATCGGCCAGAAGTAGTACCAATAATTTTGAATTGCCCGTGAATTCTATCATCATCCTGAACTTTATCATGCCATCCCTCAATATAGGTTGTATACATTTTCTTTAACCCTCTCAACTCGAGAAGATTATCCAGGAAGATTGCTTTGGGACTTTCAGGGTCTTTAACCGTTAATCGAAGTTCTACCAACGTATCCTCATCGGTACTCGGCTTATCGGTATCACGATTAGTTTTCTTATCCTTGGTATATTTTATGATAGGGAATTTGAACCCCTTTTCGGAATACAACAGTAGAGGTAAATCAATTGTACTTCCCAAGTTTACTTCTCGGGTTAATTCCAATTCTTTTTTAGTGGTGAATACACCTGCTCGGATATTGGATATTTTTTGCTCCCTGCTTGCTATTTTCCGTGCGTCCTTTGGGTTATGATAATCCAGGTCTTCAAGTTCACTTTCAATAGATGCAAGGTATTTGCTTATTCTTTCTTGGACAAGCCATCTAGAGAATTTTTTCACTCGTGGAAGATTCAAGCAATTAGAAGTTGCTTGTTCAATCTTTGGCTTGTAAGATTCAAGCAGTTCCTGATTGAATTTCCTATCGAGGTATAATCCGGTTTTTTCAGCATGCTGCAATACCCTAGAAGCTGGCATAATCAAATGCCTAAACAAGGGGTACATGCCAATCTCTATTAGCTTACTTTCAAAGAACATAGCTAACCTAAGAGTATAATCGGTATCCTGACAACCATACTTGCATAATGGTTCCAAGGGTTTCTTATCCCAGGGTATCTTGTCGAACTTCTCTGCCTTCTCGTAATCGCCATGCTCTGGTAGATACCTTCTAACCATTGACTTCAGGTCATTGGGTTTCTCTTCATTTAGAAGATACTTCATAAGCATTCCATCCAGAACAGTACCTCTAACATATATCCCATATAACTCGAATATCTGAAGGTCAAACTTCAGATTCCATCCCACTTTAGTTACATTAGGATTCTCAACCACCTTTCTACCAAAATACTTTAACCAACGTTTCCAATTATGGTTTTCATATTCATGGTGACATAAAGGTATTGATACACCAGAACCAACTTGAAAGGTTATGGATAAGATTGTTGGTTTAAAGGTTTTATTATAAATACCTTCGGCATTTGTCTCGAAGTCTACAGAAGCTATGCCTGTTTTCAAACAAGCTTTCACAAGCCGTTTGACTTGTGAGAAACTTTTGATTATGTCATATCTTGACTCCATGTTTATTCTTATTATATGCAGTATAGAATAGATCTTTACATGACCATAAGTCTGATGTATTCTTTACTACTTGAAAGATACCGTTCTTTACTCTTTTTATATACCCTGCTCTACAAAGAAGACAGCATAACCAATATAAATATGCTGTCTTAGCTCCTGTACTTTGTAAGTAAGTATACCTAAATGTCTGACCAACTTCTTTATTTTGTAGGAGTTTTATCAAGTTATATATAATGTCTCCTTTCATAAGAATTATAAAATCATGTACTCGGAGCGGGAATCGAACCCGCACGACCATTACTGGTCACAGGATTTTAAGTCCGGCGTGTCTACCTATTTCACCATCCGAGCCTTTATAAAAAGGGGAGATGAGTTACTGTTCTTCGCTCACCTCCTAATGCTATAGCCTTCGACTTTAATTATGGGATTTTGGTATCTCGTACCGATTTATTACCCATTGCTAGCTGGAGGTCGTATCTCCTGTTATAACCCAGCTATAGCCCTGTACGGAAGACAGGATTCGAACCTGCGACCCCTTGCTCCCAAAGCAAGTACACTAACCGGACTGTGCTACTTCCGTAAATTAGGTACCAGTCTATATCACTACCGTCCAGTACCTGGGAATGAATCAGGACTCGTTGTCCACAGCGCAAAGTAAAGATTCATAAGTGGACCCAGAGGGGATTGAACCCCCGACCTTCTGATTATGAGTCAGCTGCTCTTACCAACTGAGCTATGGGTCCAGGTGAAGGTAACGGCTTTACTACTAATCTCGGCTTGACAGAAAAGAAACTAAGTTCAACCACCGTTACCTTCTTTGTTACCTTAATTCGGTCTGGATAGAAGTTTTGAGTTTTACCCAGTCCTTTTTATAACTATGCAAGCTATCAATAGTATGATAAAGATAACCAGGTTTGATGCCCACTTCTCTAGCTACGTATTCCATGAGTCTCCATGCCAGATATACATCATTTCCGAAGTGGGTTACAAAATCTGATGACCTTTGGTGATAACAAATATTTAATTGCTTCTCCCCTCGGGCATTTTCTCGGATCAGGAAGTCGTAGTACATAGAACAGGGTATTCTCATACTACCATCCAAGTGATTTGCATCAGAATCTTCTAATTTATTGTCCTCACCATAAATATTTAATATAGCTTTACGAGTATCATTATCATCCTGGAGCAAATTGATAACAGCCCATAGCTTGGTTGTTATAACACCCTGGTAGCTTACTACCTCACCCATCCTTTCGCTATAAGTGTAGTCAAACTTACTATCTACCAGGAATTCCTCCCATACTTCAGAACGTAATTTCCATGCTTCACCCGGATTAGTAGATTCTGAGTCTATTCTTTCCTTGAACTCTGCATCTGCCCAATCCTGAGACTTAGTGAATACAAATAAAGGAGCCGGATCTTCCATACGGGTTAAACAGTACTGCTCACATATAAGTTCTTTGGTAATGAAATCATCTTCACCTTCAATAACTTTATTTTGATAGGTCTTGGGTTTTACCTCATTACCCATCTCATACAAATTTCTTGCCGTCTCAGACATCAATTCGTAAGGGTTCGAATATATTCTCATTGTTCGTGATTTTTAATATATTTTCTTATAGATTTTCGTAGTTCTTTTAGGTCCTGAATATTCAGGTTGGGAAGACCTACCCAATGATGAGTATTGATACATATAGATAACTCTATATCCCTGCCATTCCTATCGGGATATTTACTCTCTGATATCTCCACTCCAAAATATGGTTTACCTTTCCTCTCGTACTTCATTTAGATACCTCCTTATCTTTCTTTTAAGCTGCCTTAAATCTTTTACACTGATGTTGGCTACTGTATTAAATAACCATCCGTCATCCGTGGAAAAAGTTATATCTATATCTCCTCCGAGTTTACTGGTGTAAGGGGATTTCTTTACTTCTATTTTCGTTGCATTGATATTTGCAATTCAATAGACTTCCCTATCTTAGAATGGTAGCCAGTCTTCACTACCGAGTGTACAATCCTTTGCCAGGGTTTTGGGATATTTGAACAACTCAGGTCTGAGTACTTTCAAAGCTCTTTTATGTACCTTATACTTTATCTTGTCAGGGTCTACTTTAAGTAGATACTTCAACCGCTCATACCAGTTACCATCATATATACCAAGCTTATCACTAAGCTTTAATAGGTCTTCATGAGCATGATACATTAGTAATACCGTATCATCATTGAATATCTGACTGAAGTGTATTGATACATGGAATTTATGTCCAGTGGGGAATAAGTATTCTCCTATCCTTTGAATCAGTAGTAGGTCACAGATAAGTCTTTTAGTTACCTCGGATGCCCTCATGAATACCGTTATCATGGGGTAATCCATGCCTGCTTTCTTTGATACAGTTAGAGACAATAAGCAATTCTTACCATGAGCATGCTTATTGTCAAACTGATAGCCTATGTTAAATATCTTCCTTGAGTTTAAGGCTTTTACTACTTCCTGTCTTAAATCAATCAGACCATTTTCATCCACATAGTTTGCTACCAGAGACTTCCATTTAGCCGAAGTGTAGTTGAAGTGCCTACCAAAATCAAATTCGGGGTCTACCAGAGGTTCTTTAATATAAATGACTAAATCATTTAAGTACTGTGCTTTACCAATTCTTTCAATATCCAAACCGGGAGTATTGAAAAGGAATAATCTGTTAAGTCCCTCCCAAGCTTTCATACTTGTTTTGAACTTCAACAGGTTATTCTTTAACTTGAACTTACTCATCGGCTTCAGGAGTTAATTCACCGTCTTCCATATCATCTTCCTCTGAAGAAGAGAATGATATCAATTTCTTCCTTTTCTTCTCCCCACTTTCCTCTAGCTTTAGTTTGAGACCATACTTTTCGGTGAACTTTAAGTAGGTCTTTTTTATCATGTTACGCTTGAGGATAGAGGGACATACCTCTGGCAATGGGATACCATCCCAATCTCCAATTTCTAAGGCTGAGGCTAACATAGATTTCTGTTTATACCCCAAATCTTTCCTTAATACCTTGAAAGCTCTGAAACTGTTACCATAGGTTTTATAACCTGCTTCATCGCTTGTCATAAGTTTTTTGAGAGATTTACGTATCTTCTTTCTACGTACTTCATCGGTACAGTTCTCTTTCAATAACTCCTTAATATCTTTTCGATTCTGATACAGCAAGATTGTGGTATCATTTGCCCAAGCTGCTTTGATAACCAACTTTAGAGAGAAGTTATCATGGCCATAAATATACTGACCCATACGGCAGAATAGTAGCATATCTATGGGCAACCTTGTAACTACCTCTGAAGAGCGGAGTATTACTGTTATCTCGGGATTTTCAACTCCTATCTTACGAGAGAATATACCGCCCACCAAGCATCCCTTACCACTGCCATGATTATCAGCAAAATGGAATCCAATGTGATAATTCCTGTTTACTGTCTTGTTCTCTTCTAACTTCCTTATCATCAGTTTGGCCTGATCAAGTACATCCAAATCCAAATAGTTGGTAATTAAACCAGTCCACTTAGTCATGGTGTACCCAAACATCTTACCGAAGTCAAAGTCAGGGTTAAATTTAGCCTCAGCTATTTCTACCATCAAGTCGTATGTAAAAAGAGAATCGGTTAAGTTATAACCAATTCCTTCACAAAACCAGTCGGGTTTCTTGATTAAGAAATTTTCCAGTATCTTTTCCCAAGCTTCTATTGGGTTCTTAGCTTTTACCAAATTCATACTAATACTTCGATTTTTGACGGAACATATTGATACGGTTCTTCTTGAAATAGATGTAGAATACATCATCTGAACCCATACCTATCCATCCCAAATACCCACAGAAGTAGATGAATGCCTTCACTAATTCCGACTGATACTTTAACTCCTGAGTCATTACCTGGGATTGCTTCCATGGTTTATTCTTCAGGAAGTTACGAGCAATGTTCAGATGATGGGTTATCTTCCATAACAGGTATGGGTAGTTTACTGAGTACTCTACATGATTGAAGTATCTACCTCCCTCGAGTAACTTTGTGTTATAGTCCAGATGTGTTTCTGAATCCATGTTCTCGTACCACTTGATAATGTCTGTGGCATTGTTGTGGAAGATAACACCGATATCTCCCTTGTCCATTATCCACATTACCCCGAGATTCATGGCTGTACGCAGGATATCTTCATAGTTCTTGTTGAGAGAATCTACTACTGATTGAGGACAACGATTATCCTTTACCCACTTCACCATGTATGCCATAATATCATCGGGTTGGATATTGGCATATATCAAAAGTTCGATAAAGAAGTGGATAGCATCTGCATTCTCTTCATTAGCATTCTGTAAGTGATTGAGTATCTCCGTATACTCTATACAATCACCTTGGGTTTGTACCAATTTTGAATGGTTGGCCTCGAATAAGTCCATTACATTTTCGAAGGACTCATAGCCTTCTGATAACTCCTCGATAACCCTTGCAGTAAAGTCCTTTAACAAGGTTTGAGAAGCCTTTGTATTGATGTCTACCGGATACTGTGGTAGCCCCTCTATGCCTATATACCCAGACAAGAGGTTCTTTTGCATTTGATATATCTCTTCTAGATACTTGTGTTCGGGAATAATTCCCGGTTCTTCCTTTATATCGCGACTATCCATGGTCTTACTTGTTATCGTGTGCTCCGAATCCTTTGTCTCCTCTTGTACCCCAGTTCTTTGCCTTCTCTTCGTACTCTTCATTGGTAATCTCTACCGGAGTTGAAAGTATGATGGGAACGTGTACGAATTGCATTATTTTCTTACCTTGGTTCAGAGGAATACAAACCTCTTCGGGTGAACCGTTATGAATACCTATGTGCATTTCCCCAGTATAAGGGCTATCCACTATCTCGGCAGTGAACGACAAACCCTCTTTAGTTGCAATCCCAGATTTATTTGCTGCCATGAGCATGGACTCTTTTGGATTGATAAGTACCTTTATACCAGAAGGGATGAGAAGTCTTCCACCGGGCTTAATTACCACATGTACATCATCAGTACCCAACCCATTTAGTTTGATGTAACCTTTACCTAACATCTTCCGATTGATACCGGAAAAGTCATCCTTACCTTTCTCCCCAACCTTAAGAATATCTTGGTCGGATAACTGAGGGATGTAGAAATCAAGCCCTGCATCCCCCTCATTTGCTCGGTTAGGGGATTTAACCTCTCGAATCTTTGTGAACTCTAATTGTACCATGTTATTTACTGTTGAATTTACGATAAATGTCTCTTGCTTCCTTTCGGGATAACTCGAACTTACTCTGAAGCTTATCGAGTATTTCCTTCTTACCCAGTTTTTCTCTTACCAATTTACGGTAGTACTTTTTACAACCTTCTATATCTACCAAAGGTTCCAAATCCTTGAACTGGGTTTCTGCTTCCAGCTCTTTACGAGTCTTACCCATAAGAGCTGTGAACTTAATACAACAGAGTTCGGAATCTCCGCACATCTTACATTCCTGGGTTGAAAGGTCATAGTGTTTACCGAAACAGGGATCTTGTCCTGAACCAAGTTTGGTGATGTCTATAGGTTCAAGAATATCTCCAGTCTCTAACTCCTTTCTTACTTCCTTAAGTTTGTCTTTCTTTTTATTCGCCATATATTTGATAGTTTGATATCAAGTGATAGTTAATAGGTATTTCAGTGTCATTGATGTAGAATAGTATATGCACTAACTTTCTGGTTCACCACTATACGTGCGTGCGCATTTAAGCTTTAGCTTAAGTTAATACTTACTAAGTAAGTTAAGTATAAGTTTATATAGCTTTAGCTATATAAACCTCTATTAGTATTTAGTATACTAAATACTAATAGAGTTATAAGTGTGGGTATATACGTGCGCATATATGCGTATTACCCTTCCACTCTGATTACCTTTAATTTTTCTTTCTGATAATACATTCGTCTATGGTTACCATGTCTCTTTAGATAATTACCCGGGAATTGAAGATCGTCAAGATAGGCTTTTTTCTTGTTCATGTGAGTTCGTGCAAGACGTCCCAATATCTGTATGGATTTTTCATTAGAATCCATTGATGCAGTATTCTGCAGATATTTTAATTCAGGGAAGTTTTGACCTCTAGAAATAATCGTGGTAGCTATTAGTATATCGATTTTACCTTCTCTAAAAGCTTGTAGAATTTCATCACGCCCTTTGGTATTATGATGTACATATTGTATGTTGTATTGATTCCCGAGATGTTTAACATAATACCGGTAAAGATTTTCACAATGACCTATAAACTTACATACTACCAAAGCTGGTAATCTCTTTCTACCAATGTTATACTTGGTACGGTCAAGGGATAGTTTCCAAGCTTTAACATTATCTGATATAACTTCCTTGTATTCTGTTGAGTAATCCACATCTTTAGAGTACTTAAAGGGAGCATATACCAACTTGCAAGTAATAGGGGTAGAATACCCTTTCTCTATCATATCACTTAATTTTATCTGGTTAACCTTATCACCAATAAATGACATGATATTCAGGTTATGTATTAACTTCTTCTTCTGATTACTCATGTAGATGGTACCACTCAAACCTACTCGTATTCTAGAGTTATACAGATGTTGTATTACTGTTTTATATGTTTTATTATCTATCACGTCAGCCTCATCTATAAGTACCATATCTATTTCTGATAAGAATTTTTGGTACCTACTTATATTTGAGGCAAGAGACTGTACCATGCACACATTAAAGTTACCCCAGTCATTGCACTTACTTCCCTGTATGAATGCAACCTTTTCACCGGGTAACAGTTCTGGAATCTCTTTTTTGAACTGCTTAAATAAGTCTGCACTGTTCAACAACAATACAGTTTTCAATTTCCTCTTGAAAGCCTGGTGTAATCCACAGAACACCAAAGTCTTTCCGAAATTAACTGCCAAATCAGATGCACAGATAAGAAAAGGAGTATCTCCAACTCGATTATTTAGAATCTTTTCTAGAGCTTCTTTTTGTACTTCCCGTAATTCTTTATCTCCAAGTATTGTTGGAATTACTGGTTTAACTCCTAACTGGGGTCTATTATCTATGATTTTAACCTCCTGTCCCGTTTTAAGGCATTCATTGTAAACCCTATTTAGAAGACCTATTTTGAATTGCCCATAATCAGAGATATATTTTACGTAACCATCCCAGTTCTTTGCCCTGCTATACATCATTATATGCCAAGCGTCCGGATGCTTAATCCGGAACATTTCATACAACTTATTTGTGAACTTAGCAGGGCCAGATAATTCACAAACATTGCAGTTCTTTATGGTTATAGTTATCATACCTTATTTCTTGAAAGCATCCCAATCTACATGTTCAGATTTAGGCCGAGATACTATATTAAATCTTGCCATGTAATTAATAACTCTTTGTCTAGCCTTGTCATTAGATAGATCTTCTATCTTAGGTATACCATTACAGAATTCTAAAGCATAGAACTGAGCTTGAACAAAGGTTTCATAGTCAACTCCAACTTCATCGGCTAATTTTCTTGCTCTTACAAACCATACATACTCTTGAGGGTTTTTATCGTAAGTATTGTTAATCCCTATTCTGTCAAGAATCTCTTTAGTATAATATTCATATACTTCTCGGGTATACTGGGGAGCTGAATCTTCTTTTACTTCTCTATCTGCTTCGTATACATCCATAATCCAATTAACTCTCTGATGTAACCAATTAGCACAGAAGTTATAGTTAACCCTCTTTGCTTGAGACATGAGCTTAATACCAGTTGTTACAAACTCAATATATCCTTGACGAGGTTCAAACCCAAACTTTTGACAGAACTCGTTTACAACAGGTACCAATTCCTTAACTGAGGCCCATTGTAAATCTGTTTGCTTTATTTTAGTTACTCCGATGTGTTTGAGTTGGACTCTAGTAGAATAGATGATATCTGCTAATAAGTTTGCATCTCCTATACTTCCTGAAGCTCTACGAATAGCTTGAGTTTGTACCCTTTTATCCTCTCCTACCACTGAACGATGGTCCAAAGAGTATTGCCTGGCTTTAGTGAAGAACTCATCTACGAATTCTTCAGATACTCTACCCCCCATTTCCTTCCATAATTTACGGAATAAAGTTTTAGAGATATGTATAGAAGGTTCTCGTTGTACCATTATAATTTTAACTGTGATTTTATAGTTAAAAGTTCTTGATAAGTCTGATATGTCGTCTCTCGTACATATTCTAAAGTCCTACGCTTACCCAATGAATTGACATCCTCATTATCTGGGAGGAATACTACCTTTACCTTTTTGAAGGGCACCAACTTAAATGCCAGATCTAATGCTTTATCTTTAGCATCGGGGTCAATCAATATTATAAACTTCTCTACCTGACTCTTGATGAACTTGTTTACTTGATATCTGCTGACTGCCTTACCTCCGGTTGCAATCCCATTCTCTCCCAAAGTTTCAGCATTGATTGCACCCTCACAAATATAAATGGTTCGGTATATTTCTAGAGCATCCGCATTATATATAATAAAACTCTTTCCCAAACCTGTTACATCTACTTCTGGGTTGTTATATTTGGGACCAGCGCCCATATATAATCGAGCATTGAAATAAGTTAATTGCCCATGCTCTGTAAATGGGATAATGATATATCCAAGATACTTACCTGTGTTACAATATCCCCATCCTTTACGAGCTAACTCTTCTATCTTAAATCCCCGTTTCTTAAGGTAATTCCTGGCAGACCTTGCCAATAGAGAAGTGCCCATAGATATATTCTTAAAGCCATCGGGAAGAAAGAACTCCTTCTTACCTTTTAACTCAACCTTCTCTTCCTTGAAAACATATCCAGAATAATCACCAGATTCAAGTATAAACAATACTTCATGAAAACTATCCGTATTCTCCAGATACATTACCAGGCTTATCGGAGAAGGATGCTCCCCACACTTGAAACAATTACACCGATTGTTTGAAAGGTTAATGCCGAACTTTTTCTCACCACCGCAGTATGGGCAGTCTGACTTCATCCATGAGTGTCTGTAGTCAAAGGCCTTCAACTTATATCTAAAATATTCATGTAAACGACCTTTAGTATGGTTATTTAGTCTCATATACTATCCTCCTAATAACTGAATGTGCTCTACCATATTTACGGCTTAACTTTTGTAGAGTGGTATTTCCTTTCAAGTATTCGGCTTTTATTTTACGTCTAATCTCTATACTCAAAGGAGTTTTACCTCTGGGTTTGAATCTACCATCTCTTATACATTGTTGAGTATTTTCTTTATGAGTACACCAATATAGATTTTCTACTCTATTGTTAGTTCTATTATTATCCTTATGACCTACACATGGTAAGTTATCGGGATTAGGTATCCAAGTTGTAGCTATAACCCTATTCAATCTATGTGTCTTTTTTCTTAGATGTACCTGTAAATATCCGAATATCTTATGAGGGTTAGTAGATAGCCATCTATGTAATTTAGTGGAATATACTCTACCGTCGAATGAAGCCAAATATTCTGGATAGTTTGGTATAGGCTTTACTTTAACACCTTTTATATTACTGTTAAGTCTCATATTGTAAACGAAAATACCCGACCATGAATAACATAGCCGGGTAGTTATTACTTAATAGGCAATCTCTTACAGAACTCCGGTATTAAGTGATACATTATATAACCTCTACGAATCTTCACTAATTCTACTTTGGCTTCTTCTAACCTTAGGAAAGAATTCTTATAAGGTACCTCATACCTATCTATATCTTTATACCCCATAGTTCTATGGTTAGGAGTAACCTTATTCCAATTTATAGAGGCCTTTTCTGAAGAGATTGGTACCCACTCACGGAAGAATACTCCTAAACTATACCTCTCTTCAATTGGACATACAACTTGATATCTGTTACCGGGTTGCCTTCTTAAACATATCTCTTTGGAAGCTCTCCTACGAAATATCTTCAATAATCTTACATTCATAACTACATGTGTTCAGTAGCTTGGAATACGCCAATATGAATATTATAATGACAGTGAGGGCAAGTGATGCACTCTTCTCCATTATACTCTGGACCATAACTTAAATCCAAGAATACCTCCTTCTCATTGAAAGCTATCTTAGAATTGCAATTTTTACAAACTGTAGTCCTCTCCTGAATTTTAAGAGGCTCTGTAGTAATAACTCGTGCCATACAATTTTAATTATTTAAGGTTTAACTAAATATCACCTGATGTTTTACTTCTCTTTTCTGGGTCTGCATTGGGATTACTTACTCTCTTCTTTTTCTTAAGTAAGTCATCTACCTGTTTACCCATGGACTCATCGTACTTAGCCCGGGCTTCTTTTGAGAATTCCTTCATCCGTTGTCTTTCGGGATCCATATTAAACATTACCCGACCATTTGGAACTCCATCGCGTTGAACTACAACTTCCATTCTCATGATGTTATGCTCTTCTTCGTCTTGAGTAGAATTTAATCCCATGACGCATTTTGCATTCCTTATTATAGAAATAGCAGAAGCAATATCATTATCCTCATATCGAGTTTCTTGATGCTTAGCTCCTTCTCTGGTAACATGTTGGGCAGTCCATACAGCATCAAGTCCCAACTCATCACCCATATTATCAATATCTATATATACATTGTTGATACGTTCTACATCGTCCCTATCTCTAGCAATAGAAGCTAATTTTGCAGCGTAGTCAATCATTATGACATGGACTTTGATACCTTTCTCGGTTTCCAGTTTCCTGACCAAGTTCATAATGGTATTACAATCTGCAATGGTTGCAGGTACACGCTCCACAATAAACTCAACCCCGAGTCGTTTATATTTACGCATGTGCCTTTGCTCCATCTTATCATAATCACCAGTTAACATTTCCCTCTTGGTCTTATTTAGGGTGGACTGAATCATACGGTCCATTAACTGGTTCTTACCATTTTCGGTATCTATATAGAGGACATTCTTTTTCATTGCCAGGTATCCCCGAGCAACATTGATAAGTGCAAAAGTCTTCCTTCGTTTAGGACGGTCAATCAAAACGAAGAGAGAGTTCTTGGGATATCCATCTCCATTACCCAACCTATTCAACTGCCAGAATGGAGTAGGAACCACATCTGGGTCAACCTTTCTCATAAGCTGTCGCATTGCAGTTCCGCTAACCATGAGCAAAGGTTCATCCTTCTTTTGGGGTTTTGAACTCTGTAGGATCTTAGTTAATTTAGCTTGATAAGTTTCATATAGATTATAATCCGAAAAATCCATACCCTCGTTCAAAGCCTTTAGCTCAATATAGGCAATGAATTTATGTATATTCTCCAGAATAATATCTACGTCTTTCAGGGGCTTATTGTAAAGGTCCGATATTAAACTATGAATGTTAGGAATATCATCCTTGGTAACTAAGTCCACATAATCTTTGCCTTCTAATAGGGTTTTAACTTGTTCAACCATTAAAACCTCACTGGGTATTCGTTGATATTTCTTTACAAATTTTACCAAAGCTTCTACTACTACTGAGTGCTCAATCAAAGTAAAGTACCCGGGTTTTATTTTGGGAATATATAGAAGAGCTTCTTTCCCTTGTACCAAAAACCTAAGTACTTCCAATTGAAACTCGATAGAGAATGTAAACTTGTCACAAGAGCTTAACCTCTTCTTTACCCTATTTTGTTTCATATATTATATAATATTCATGAATGTATAATCAATAGTATCTGCTAGATAATATAGTTCTCCCAGCTCATCTTTGAACATACTTGAACACAGACGGTGAAATAATTTTGATAAAATTCATACAAGTTGTTACTTTATTATTTATATTTGCATTGTTAAAAATCTTTACTACTATGAAAGGCAACAACGGAAGTGAACTACACAG